TTTTTTAACGTTCCCGAGAAAGTAGCTATTACGTTATAGCTCGCATTTTTTCTGCGTTTCTTCACCGCCTTCTGGCTTATGCGTCGCTGCTTGATCGACATAGAAAGAGAAGCAAAGTTCAACTTAAAGTACTTAAACCTGTGCTTGTGCGTCGATGAAGATCGACAGTGGATGCGGCGCACACGGGTTTGCGAATGACTTCGCAAGCGTCCTCGAGAGCGAAAGGACGGGCAGATGAATCATCGATTGGGTCACGAATGAGAGGACGGTGATTATCTTTTGCGACGATACGGTAGGGAATATTCCATTCAAACGGAATGATCACCTTGTCCTGCGGATTGCGCGGGAGGTACTGCCAGCGATCAAACCCCGTCTCGCGAAGAGTCGATGGAGGATTCTCCAAACGACACTCCTCTGTGCGAAAGGTACATTCCGAAGTAGAAGTTTGGATCGCGGGTTTCGGATCGTTGAACTGGAATTTCTGCGAAGGGCATCTCGAACCTGTGTCTACAATTCGAAACAGATTGCTTTCGACATCGGTCAGCCCGCGATCGTCTCGGATTCCTCTCTGCTGCAAACGGATATGGGGATTGGTTTCAAAACAAGCATCACAACCAGCATTGTACGGAGTCTGCAGCTTATAAAGTCCGGGGCCCATGGAACTGACAACATGCTCTTTCGTCTCGCATGTATCGTAAAAAAGTTTGTTAAACGACATCTTTCAGCTTTTTTCGACCCGAGTATATTATCTCTTGTAGTGCGAAAAAAAGTAGGAATATAAAACGATCCGATTGATCTCTCCTTCAAAAGTTCGTCGTTCGCTGTTCCCTCCCTCTCTCTCCTCTCAGAAACATGCGCCGAATCGCAGCTCTTCGATGTCTTAATCTGCGCGAAAATGCCACGATGCACGAAATCAAGAGACAGTACAGAAGACTATCGCTGATACATCATCCCGATCGAACGAAAAGCGAAGATCGAAGCAAAATACAAGAAATCAACGAAGCATATGCCTACCTATCTTTGGACGAAGACGCATCTTTTTTTTGCTGCGAAGACGAAGATATCGTACATGCCTCTGACGACAACAACGACGACGACATAAGTTGCAAGAAGAGTCTATTGAAACGAATCGTTCAGAAATACGAGCATACTCTCGACCTGAACTTTCTATTCCTGCTCTCTGACGAAACGGTGAACCAAATCCCCAAAAGCTGGTTACATATGCTAGACAATTTTCGAGTCTACACAGAGATAGACGTATCTGTATCGATGAATCCGGTCATTTACGACGAATTCATAGATATCAGCGTCTGCGTCTACGACGAAAACGAAGAAACCGTGCAGGAAACAGTTCGAGTTCCGCCAATGTCAGGTCAATACATGTTTCCTTTTAAGGGAGACTATAACTTCGTGATAAAGTGCAGAGAAATACTACGAGTTTTCTTGAGGCTTGAGAGTTCGTGACGAGAGAGCTGCACCAAGACGTTTCAGAAAGAGCTAAAACCAGCCTTCAGAATTCCTTCTATGTCTATTATAGGAGTTTACGTGTTCTTTATGCGCATAGTATTTTAGATTTTTAAGTCGTTTCATGATAAATGACACAAATAAATAGAGCTACTTAATAAAGATAACATAAAACAAAAAATATATGTCTTAAGAACGAAGAGCGTGTCGCAAGAATTTGGACACTAGCATGTCGGAATGTAGTATATCTTCCCGACTCATCACTAAGAACCAATGAGGAAAACCCGGTGCAGTGTTGTACAGACAAGTCATGATCAGCTTTGAGACACAGGTGACATCCATGTCCTCCTTGGAAATCATTCGTTCGTTTGTGAGCTTCCTGCCTTGACTGTCGCGTTCGAGGCAACGAGAAGAAACGTGGTAGTATGCCCATGATTTGTTCAGAGAGAGTTTTTCGATGTGTTTGTGCAGCAAATCTTTTCCAAACGCGTGGTAATTCGTTTTCAGAATTCGAGGAGAGGTCAGGAGGATGTTCTCCACCTCTCGCAACGCAGAAGTCACAAGAAGCCCGTTCTTGTCCGAAATCATGCACCAATTCGCCGGGCGAGGCGCTCCGTCAGGACGAGTCTCACAATCTTCATAGTAACATCCAAACCCAACATAGTCGTACTTATCCTTCGTGATTTTCTCCGTGAAAGGAAGTAAATCTCGAAAAACGATGATATCTGCATCCAGCCACACTCCGCCATATTTCTTGAGCAACAAGAGTCGGAAATAATCCACTTTCTGAGGAATCTTGCAAACTCTGTTCAATTCATCTATAGACATACAGAGGTCATTGCCGATGAAGTCCATCACGGTTTTCTCGTTCAAGAGGTGAATTTCGTGTTTAGCCTGACAATTTTTGAGAACCGTCTGAAAACAAAGATCCAAATACGCCGGTTTTCGCTTTCCCTGAGGAGTCTCCCAGTAAGTCCATATATGCTGCATGTTTTCTTTTCTTTGGCTCTCGGAAATTTATATTGAGCTCTTCAAAAAAATATGTTTCAAACGTCTTGAATATTAAAAGAACCATCGCAAGAAATTTGCAGTCGACCAAAAGAGTGGATCGATGAGTCTATGGAACTAAAATCGTCACTATCATACCCTTCCTCCTCGTAGCTCTCCTGCAGCAACAGCATGTACTGCGCGAACGAATACAGATTATGCACATACGAATCACATCGATAACCTTCTTCCATGGTACAACAATCGTTCGCCAATAACGTATCACTGTAATACATGTCCAAGAAAGGTTGTATGATCTGGCTCAAAGGATGAGGTTCTCGAAAGATCAGAACGCGATCCACCAATTCCATGGACAGTCGCTTCATAGGACTGGCTAGTAATTATGGACAGAAAAAAAATATGTGCACGTAAGAGTATCTCTTCTTCTCTTTCATTTTTTTTGTTGATAACTGAAAAAAAGAAGGAAAAATGCTTCCTTTGTCGTTCTTCGGCGTCAACAGCATGGGCTTCGGTGAGGCAAAGAAGAAAGTAGAACCCACGGAATTCTCGAAGACCGCAAAGCATGAAAATTTTACGTCGTCGACGGTGGTCGATATACGGACCGATGCAAGTAGTAGATCTGGACCTGCAGCTGGATCTGGAGCTGGATCTGGAGCTGGAGTGGAAACTTTTAGTCTCACGGCTACTTCTCATTCTCGAGATTTCTCGACAGCATCAGATGAAAAAGACAAGCAGCAACAAGGTCACATGCACAATAAGTCGCTTTCGGAGTCTGAACAAATGAAAGCAGCGTTGAATCTCTTGCAAAATGGAGATTTAAAGAGGAAACGCGAAGAAATTCTCGGATTTGATTCGAGAGCTCGATGAGATTCATCCCATGAATCGTCACCAAATCCATGATATTCATGTAAAAGCCTCGTGCACGACTCCAGGAATCGAATAATGAAGTTGCAGAGAAGAGATACTTTGCAAGTGGACATGAAGATATGATAAAATCTAAGCGAATGTAGTTGTTCCTCTAACCCTCTACTTCTTAAATTGAATGAAAGTACTTCATCCTTTACCGGAGAAAACAAGTACTTTGACCAATATATGATTATTGTTGACCGATGATCCGGAAGAGAAGATTTATGATCTCTTTGTCTTCTTTTGCTGTTCCGCCCACTCCCTGGCAGCTTCTCTCTGTCGCAAAAATTCTGCACCTTTGCCTCTTACTGATTCCGTGAAACTGACTTTTCTGCGCCCTCTTCCTCGTGAAACTGTCTTCTTGGGTGGTGGTCTCGCTCGTTCGCTCGTATAAAGAGCAGAAATATTCTCTCCATCATACCTGTGCTCCTCATCCCCACGTTTCGCAGCATTGTTTGTCTCAAAAGAAGAAAAATCTTTGGAATCGGACATCTCAGCTGCTCTTCTTTCGAGAGAAATCGAGGTCGATTGCTGCAATTTTCTATTTGTATCCATTCTCTCCCATGCCCTTTCATAGATAGATACCACTCTTTCCACAAATTTTTTCTCTCGGTTCTTCGAAGTTCGGAGAAACAGAGTCAGACCTCCAACAGAAGCGGTGGAGAAATATGTCAAGACGAGGTAGTATATGTTTCCAGTATAGTACAAAGTCGCACCCCCAACCATGACGTTAAACGCTAGAGCGAAGAACTTCAACCATTTCAGCTGTTTCGAGCCATATCTACTTTTCGACAACTCGGCGATCTCTTGCACGCTCTGGTTTCTGAAGAAGGATCGAAAATAGTTGTTTATTCGACTCTTGGTGTTGTAGACGTACTTGAGAGGTTCATACATATTCAGCAGAATCGTTTTGCATATTGCTCGTAAGAGGATCCCGAACCAGCTAGGAACGTTCTTGTTCAGCAAATGGTGAATGATATCTCTTTTCTCGGCAGTCGGATGATCGTCGAATTGCACATTGAAATCTAGACCTCCTATTTCGTCATCGCTGTAATATTCACGAAACTCTTTGTAGATCTCATTTAAATCTTCGTTCGATAACATTTGCATCGATTCCTTCGAAAGGATCTTCACCTCTCGCAGATTCGTGAATTTTTTTACTGACATTTTTTTTTTTGGAATTCTCTCGAATACCAATATGGAGCATATTTTTTTCCAAAATCAGGCTATGGAGCATATTTTTTCACACTTCTGAACCTGGCTGTTATCATCGTCTTCCTCTTCCTTTTCGTCGTCCTCTACTGACTCCTTCCCTTTTTTATGCTTTCGAAGAATCAACAGACGCAGATGTCGCAGCGGTGCTGGAAACATCTTTCTTCTTAATAGCGACAAGTTTATTGCTGAATTTCGAGCAAATGTTCTTCTTGGATCCATCTGCGGCAGTGACAGAGTAAGTGTTCTCCTTCGACTCGCGGATGACAGTGTAGAAGAAATCGCGGTGCATGGACTTGCGAGTTGTTTCCTTAATGCAGATGGTATGCGATTTCGTGAGAACATCGACGTCTTTGTTGGCGTAGGACCAAGAAGTGAATATTTTGGACGCAGCGTTTCTTGGGCAAAGAATGAAGCGGAATTTCCCCTCTCCATAGTCTTTGATAGGCTTACGCGAACTCTGTGTCGCCGAGTGTTCTTTCGTTACCAACTCATCGTCCACAGAGATCAGTTTGAATGTGCGGTAAGCATGACCACGACTGTCGACGTTGTAGTTCATGCGCACATTTGAAGCTTCGAGAGTAGCAACAGTTTTGGAAGAGTCTTCGGTGGTGGAAGCAGAAGCAGCAGCTGGGTTGGAAACTTCTTCCGAAGCACTCTTCAAAACCGCCGCCTTTGATTTTGATTTTCTCGCTTTTGGTGCAGAAGCAGAAGAGGCAGCGGCAGCGGAAGCGGCGGCGA